TAATGGCACTTCGAGTTAATCCACGTCTACTTACTCAATCGTTTGACTATTATGAGTTTGAGGATGAAGATTCATGGGCAACATCAAGTTTTAAAGAGCCGATAGCTATTAAAAACGTTCGCATTGATGAAGCGATAGAAACAGTTGGTGTAAATCGTGTGGTGTGTAAAGCAATTGCTTTCGCTTATGCCTCTGATACAACACCATTTCTCGAATTCAAACGGCGATCTAAAGTCGTCACAAAAAATGGCATTTATATAATCAACAAAGTTGTGAGGATAAATGAACCATTTGCAGATAAGCTTTGGAGTGTTGAGCTCGAATTGATTTAGAGTTCGGCACGCCCGGGCGATAATTAAGGAGTGAAGGCATGAAAAACTTTATCTATACGCTCGTGGATTACATTAACCAACTCGAATTGGATTTTCCAGTACGCATTGGAATTTTTGATGATGACAAATCGTTGGTTGTAAAACCAATTGAAGGTTCGGTTGTAGTCCACGAGTATATGAATGGGATGATGGATATTCGTCTGCCATTCGTAATTGGTATTAAATCTAAGAACCAGGAAGAAGCATTTAATGTGTTAAGTGATGTAATTAATCATATTCGCAATATAAGTGATTTCCTGAATAGTGAAGGTGAGGGCTGCATTTTACTCAGAATGATGATTAATCAGATTCCAGTTTTTGAGTCAAATGAAGATGGATACTTTTACTACAGTTCAAAATTGACGGTTGATTTAACTGTTACATAAAAGAGATGGCGTAAAGCCAAAGGGAGAATAATAAATTATGAGAAACAAAAATGCAAAAAGACAACATTTCGTAGCACCATTTACAGGAGATTCAGAGCCATCAATGGCAGAATTTCTACCATTAGCAAAGTATATCACAGAGATCACTGATGGAAGTGAGGACACTACAGATGAATTTGCAGATTATGCAGGAGATGGTACTGTGCAAACGGATATCATTGGAATTCAAGAGTCATGGGATATCACAGGAACATTTGATGCAACAGATGCAGCGCAAGCGCTTGTAGCTAGTATGAAGCGTGAGGTTGGCAATGGTCGTAAGTTATGGCATTTAATCATTGATTCAAATGGAACACAAGAGGTGATTGGAGTTGCGACAGCAATAAATATCATTTCAGGTAGTGGAGCAGCTGAGGAGCATGAGGAGTTCTCTTGTACTTTACAGTTTGATCAGCGTCCGTTAGTACGTGCAGTTTAATACTGTCTAGGTTAGGCTTGCAAAAAAGTTAAACTAGAAAAGGGCTCAACTAATTATGATGAGCCCTTTTCTAAAAAATAAAGGAGATTTTGAAGATGGCAAAAAAATTGATTGAAATTGAATTAGATAAAAAACGTTATTTACAGGCAAATATTAATACAATTATTAGAATGGAAGAGGAACTTGGTCGCCCGATTAGTGAGTTATCAGAAAATGTTAAAATCGGTGATCTTAGAACGATGTTGTATTGTTTGCTTTTAAATGGTGAAAAGGATTTAACGTTGGAAAGAGTTGGAGAATTGATGGATATTGCAATTGAGCGGCATGGTGTGGAGTATTTGTCAGAAAAAATAGCGGAAGCGATGACAAATATATTAGGACAAAATAGCGCCATACCCTCTACAACGTAGTGGTTTTATTGATGAGCAATTTATTTTTGCTTTCATCGTAGGAACACTAGGATTACCATTATCATATTTAGATGAGCTGACGCTTGAGCAGTTTAGCTGGTTGTATCAAAATGATCGGAAGAGGAGAAAAGAGGAGTATGAAATACTTGCGCATGTGGTATCTGTGGGGTATGCAAGGACACAAACTAAGAAGAAGATTAAGTTGTTTAAGTAGTAAAAGAAGCGAAACACTAGATTTGTAATATAAAAAAACGGATGGCATCCGTCTTCTTAAGAATCAAAAAGGTCAGTTTCTGCAATATCAATAATAGGTTTCCCACCAGCACCTAAAAGTGGAGTTAATGCAACGCCGCTGCTATGCCTGAGCGCAAGGTAACTTACATTGGTAATTTCATCTTTAATGATGAAAGGTGCACTACTCCCGTGCATTATTGATGCCTGTGCCCTTGTGCTTGTAAATCTATCTCTTGGTGTTTCTTTCTTTGGTCTTTCTTACTTTTCTCTCGAAAATGGTATACTATTCACCTCGTGTAAAATTTTAAAATAAAAGGAGTGATTTATATGGAAATCACAATCGATATTGATTTAAGTAGCCTTGAAAAATAATTTATTCTACAGGATCAATAACTATTTTTCCATCTGAACCGATAAGTGGTGTGATACTAGATGAAGTTTGTATTCCAGGCATTTCTTTAAGAACGAGATAGTTCACTCCAGTATCAGTATCCTTGATCACTTTAATGCCTTCACGATCATTATGATTGTCCTGATATAAAGTAATGAACCTTCTTTTGACTTCACTTTTATTCTTGAATAATAACTCACCTCAATATAAACTATTATTTTAAACGAAAGGAGTGATCAACATGGAGATCACAGTCGATATCAATTAAACCCTTTTGAAGCAGTGTTTAATCAACAAGGTCAGTTTCTACAAGATCAGTAATAGGTTTCCCATCAACGCCTAAAAGAGGTGTCACGGCAATACCGCCATCATTGATTACAAGATAACTAATACCTGTAGCTTCATCTTTAATGATGTAAACGCCACTCCCATGTGTTATTACTCCTATCTTTTCCCTTGTGATTAAAAATCTGTCTTTGGATTTTTCTTTCTTCGGTTTTTCTTTCTTCGGTCTTTCTTTCTTTTCTTTCGAAAATGGCATACTATTCACCTCGTGTAAAATTTTAAAATAAAAGGAGTGATTTATATGGAAATCACAGTCGATGTTGATTTGAGCGATCTTGAAAAAGCACTTAACAACATCAATAAAGCACTAGAGAAAATGATCAAATCATCAGACCCACTGGATAAGCTAATAGGATCTTTCAAATCACTTGGAAGCATTACTTCTCTTTCCTCCTTATCAAGAAATCTTTGGGATGTGGCAGGAGCATCTGGGAAATTTGTTAAAAAATTTGCTGGTAAAAATGGTGTATTGGATAATCTACAAAAATTCCCAAAAACATTAATGGATGTCCCGAAACAGATTAAAGGCATAGGATCAGCTTTCAAAGACGCAGGGACAAAGGTACACACCAAAATTAAAGGTTTAACTGGATTTAAAGCCGTCCTTGTCAAAACGACCATCATCATCGGGTTAATCGTAGCAGCCATCGCCGGTCTCGTCCTCGTCATTCGCCATCTCTGGAACACCAACGAAAACTTCCGCAATTTCGTCATAGGCGTATGGGAATCAATCAAACAAGGATTTGCAAATGCAATCAACTTTACCCAAGATCTATTTAGTAACCTAGTAAACAGCATTCGAAATCTCTGGAATAATAACGAAGACTTTCGTAACTTCATAATCGGAGCATGGGAATCAATCAAACAAGGATTTGCAAATGCAGTCAATTTTATCCAAGGCTTATTTAGTAACCTAAAAAGTGGCATACAAAATCTCTGGCAAGACAATGAAAGACTAAAACTCCTAGTCACTAATGCATGGAAAGCAATTCGTTCTGTTTTTTCAACAGTAGTAAGCTTTGTTACAGGCTTATTCACTGATTTTAGAAGTACAATTTCCCAAACATGGACAGCTATCCAAGATTTTTTCTCAAACATTGACCCAAGTAAAGCTCTCGCTATCTTCAAACGCTTTATTCCACTCGTTATTACAAAACTAGTGGGTGGCATACCAGCGCTATTAATTAAAGGAATGGCACTAATTAGCAAGATCGCAGATGGAATGGGCAAAACAATTCCGGAAGTAATCCAAAAAGCAACAGATATGCTAATAAGCTTCATCAGTAAAATATTCGAAAAGCTCCCAATGATTATTAACGCTGGAGTTGAAATGTTGACTTCACTAATCGATGGGATCGTTTCCATGCTACCAAAACTGATGACTCAAGTTGTTGGAATCATCACCCAATTTGTTGCTATCATAGCTGAAAAATTACCAATGATTATTAACGCTGGAGTTGAAATACTCATCTCACTAGTTGACGGTATCTTGTCCATGTTACCAGTACTAATGACTCAAATTGTAGGAATCATCAATCAAGTTGTCGGTATAATCACCGAAAAATTACCAATGATTATTGAAGCTGGAATTAAAATCCTTATGGCACTAATTAATGGTATCGTTGAAACTTTGCCGAAGCTTATAAGTGCCGCAATTGATTTAATCACTAAGATTATCAACACTGTAGTCAGTAAACTAGGCATAATTATCGACGCTGGAATTAAGATTCTTATGGCACTTATTGAGGGAGTTGTTAAAGCTTTGCCGGCACTCATTGAAGC